AAAGTTGCGAAGGTAGAGAGAAGTACGAAAAAAGCAGCAAAGGCTAAGGTTCACACTCCCGAAAGTATACGCAAAAATCTCAATGATGATATTTTAGATGTTATGGAGAAAAACGAAGGTCATTTAATTAAAAAGCATCTTGGAAAATCAAATGAAGATTTAATCAAACGGGCTAATAAAGAAGGTGTTGATTCAACAACTTTCACCAACAAAAAAACGGCAACAAAAGCAGCACAACAAGGTATAAGAAAACATGCAAAAGAAATTTCTGAATGGCTTAATAATCCGGATTCAAATCCTAGGTTAGTGATTAATACCAAACACGATTTTGAAATCGGTAAGGGTGTTTCAACAAAAAACCAGGGATCCTCCGCTTCAAAACAAGTAACGTATGGATTAAAGAACTCAAGAATTATTCTTAAAAAAGATAGTTCAATGGAAAATGGATATAAAATTGTGACAGGTTTTCCTGTTGTAAAGTAAGGTGATAAGAATGAGTGAAGAATTCACATTAGATAAATTTAAATATTTTTTGGAATGTTATTTTAATCCTAGTATGGATTACTCTGATATTACAGATTTAGCAGAGGAATACAGAAAAGATGAAAGTGTTTTAAATATAAAGAAGTTCCTTTATGAACTTCTTGAGATAAAAAATAAAGAACAATGGAATGCAGCCAATATTGTAATAAGAGAACATGGAATGAGAAATCTAAATCAAGAGCAAATAAAACAAATGGTTAATTCGCTAATCAGAGTTTTAAACAGAAGTTGATAAGGATTTATCCCCCTTTTTAAGGGGGATTTTTTACTACTTCAATAACGCTTCAAGTTTCGCCTTTGTCTTTGGTCCGTAAATACCATCGGCAAACAGTCTTATTTAACACGGATCTTTTGTCCAGCATAAATCTTGTTTGCATTCTTGATGCCATTCCAATTCTGCAGCGTCTTGATTGATGTGTTGAATCTTTTGGAGATTCCGGATAAAGTATCGCCGGATTTGATTGTGTAATACTGTTTTTTATTCGATGCTGTTGAAGCACTGCTGCTAATCTTTAATTTTTGGCCAACATAAATTTTATTAGGATCTTTAATATTATTCAAACTCTGAAGAGCTTTGACAGTCGTGTTGTATTTCTTCGCGATAACTGAAAGTGCATCCCCTTTTTTAACAGTGTAAACTGTCTCCGTTTTAACTGGCTTTTTGTTTGAAACAGGTTTTACAGTAGCAGCTTTTTCAGTTGTCACGGCTACCTGAGCCCGTAACCCGTCACGATAACAAATATTCATATCAACATTCCCAGAAATACCGGCGACCCTTCCACAATCAGAATACTGCCAGATATCTGCATGACGGCCAAGTGTGTTGTTATAACGAGCAACCCATAATGCAAATGGCTTCAGCTTGGATTCGTCAAGGCAATTCTCAAGGAAAGACTTACCGCTGTATATCATGGCGAAGTAACCAGCTTTTTCAACTTCCCGTAAAAAGGCCACTGCTGCGTCTGTCAAAACTGATTTACTGACATTCCGCTGATTAACTTCAAGATCAAGCACAAGCGGATACGTGAGATGGACCTTATTTGCAACTGACAAAAAGAACCTGGCCTCTGCCAATGCTTCTGACTTGGAACCGAATCTTGCAAAGTGGTAGGCTCCCGTTTTAATCCCCACAGCGTTAGCACCTGAAACATTCGTTTCAAATTTATTGTCCTGTAATGTTGTCCCTTCTGTTGCTTTGATAAAAGCGAATTTAATACCGTCCCCCGCAACTTTCTTCCAATTGATATTACCTTGCCAGTGTGATACGTCGATTCCTTTGATTCCCATTATTAAAATCCTCCTTTAAATTATTAAAAGGCTGCCAGCCGGCAACCTCATTTTGTTAATCCTTTTTGCTTTAAAACTTCTTTTTGCTGCTTACCTTTACCGGTGACATAGTTGTTTTTATACCAAGCGACCAAAGACGTAATGATGGTGAATGCCGCAGAGCCGGCCAAATACAAGGCGTCGGCCAGCGTATTGACCTGGTCCTCGCTGATCGGCAAAGCTGCCTTTCCAAACATAATCAAAGTCTGGTTTACCAATGCAATAAAAAGAAGCACCGTCCGGACGACCGTGCCTTTGTCTAAGTTTTTCATATCGTGTTTTCCTCCTTATTTCTGCAGTAGATTATAAAAAACAGCGATTGCGCCGCCAATAATGCCGGTGCTGACAGCTGTAATGATCGCGCCGGTGATGCTGCGCTTGATCCAAGTTGTGTTTTCCTCGATCTTGTTCAGCTTTTCATTGATAGAAATGATCTGCTGATCATGACGGTCAGTCGTTCTTTCGAGGGAAGTGATCCGCTGATCCTGTGTTTTTTGATCTGCTTTGATCTCTGCGATTTCTTTTTGTAAAACATCATAATCATTCGGTTGTGTCATGTCCTGAAATCCTCCTGTCTCACATCGTTTTCACCTCCTTTGAGGCAAAATAAAAACACCCTTATTGGGCGCTTGTCATTCCTAAATCCACACAGACGGCGGGTTTGTCATAACTCCTTCCCGTTATCTGTTCATACTCTGTCGGGGTGATCCAGTCGATTTTTACATACTCTCGCATCTCATCATCCGTGTAACACCCCCAATCATAGAATTGTTTGATATCTGCAAGCGCGGGATATTTCATTATGCCCCACCCCCTTTTAACGCTTCAACATCGGCCTGAAGGCGTGCAATTTGCAATGAGAGCAAGGCATTTTGTTTTTTCAACAGATCGGTTATGTCTGGCTCAGGCTCCGGAGGCAGCAAGCTTTCAATGTATTCTTTTGTAGCCGTCTCCTTCCACACCTTTTCGTCCGGAAAAAACTTCGGAAGATATAAACCCGGGTCAAATGGAATGTCTGTCCATCCATCCGGAATTTCATAGTTCCCTTGATCATCAGGCTGAATGATATCATTATCAATCAACAAGAACGTCTCTTTGTCATATTTGAAAATATTTTTCATGACTTATCTCTCCTATAGGGGAATAATTTCGTCCAAACCATAAGAAGTTATGTTCTCGGACTTATCAGCGATTTGCCCCTCCAGCCTCATATTTCCGTTTGTTTCGATATACAATTTGGACATCCCTGTTGTACCGAATATAGGAACAAGTCTACTGCGGAGCTGGTCAGGTCTATAAGAAGCTGGTAGCGTCCCAAAAATCACGCCTCTATTGGTGATAATCTCGCCTTTTAAACACAGAAAACTGCCAACCACCGCACACATAACTTTTCTAACCCCATGTTTCGCGCCGTTTTTTAAAGGAACTTCAGTCCAGGCAGGCTTTAGATCATTTGAAGTTGGAATCATGCTAAAGTCTGTCCAACCTAGACTATGATACCAATGACGAATGTAGATTCTCGGGTCCTTCGAATTTCCTGCTGGAAAGAAAACTTGGGCAAACCGATATTGAGTTGATTTCACATTTAAAATACCGCCATATGAACTCGGGTATCCTGTGGCTTCATTAGCTAAAAGCGGAAAAGTTGAGATTCCATCAGGATAATTATCTCCCTCATAAGAAGCATCTTGAAATGCTGAATCATTAATGAGTGTAACCTGCTTTGTCGTTACTTGATGAGGGTTCGACTGATTATTGATATGAGACTTAGCCCGGGACTCCGCCTCATTCCATTTATCCCGCTCCGCTGCCGTGATATGAATATCCGTATTTTTAGCATGAATGTCTGTGTATTCCTTTGCGCTTACTGCCGCTTTGTCAGTGTATTCTTTCGCGCTCGCTTCAGCTTTGTCCGTGTATTCCTTGGCATTCGCTTCAGCCTTATTTGCCTTTTCCGTCGCCCCGTCTTTTGTTTCAATATTTTCAAACTCCGCAAATTTTGCTTTAATCTCATCAAGAGTTTGACTGATCTCCGCCACCGTTTCGTTAATGCCAGACCGGAGCGTTTCAAAATCGTCAATATAGTACTCCGCAACAGGCACGATGTTTTGATCTTCAAGAGTTTTCTCGATGTGGAAGGTAAAAAAGACCGTCGCAAGCGCCTGACCATTCGTATAATAAAGCTTGATTTCGGCCTTAACTTGGCCGTAATGCTTGAGTTCTTCGTCAGACAACACATATTCGGCTTTCCCGTTTACCTTGTCCGTCAGCGTCAGGCTGCGTTTATAAAACGAATCATCCGCATATAGAAGGACAATTTTGGCATCTACGGCCGAAAGGGGCAATGGAACGCCGTCTTTTGTAAAAGAAAAGGACAGCTTTGCGCTGCCCGTATCCTGGGTGAAAAATTGGATATTGGTTGATTGTGCGCTCGATTTCCGCGCGTTTATATCAAGTGATATACCACCTTGTTTATAAATCATCAATGAGCCTCCTTTACAGCTGCGGATACATAAAGACCAGGGCGACACCATATCCTTTTTGATGAGAGTAAGGCTGCTTAATACGCATCACATAAAAGCCTGTTCCGTCTTCTGATTTAGTGCCAATGCCGCCTGTGGGCACGATGCTGTCTCCTGCCTGGGCCGTATCATCAATCCTGACATAGACCTGGCCGACCAGCCCCACAACATGCCACTCGTCCCGCTCTTCCCGCGGAATATATTCTACATCCGGATCGTAATGTGGATTTTCTTTCGGAACGAGTTCTTTTTGAATTACCACATTACCGTCTTTGTCTTCTGATTCAACGTCGATTTCTTCATAGATGATCCCGCCGAACTCATTTCTTAAATAGCGATCATTCCAATAAAAAGCTGCGCCGCCCATAATGACGCCGGCCGTCTCTGAAATAACGCCTAAAACCTTTTCACCTTTTTCTGCTTTCCGGATTTTATCGCCGTCCAATGTTACCAGGTAACCGGATTCAATCTTGCTGCCATCTTTGGATTCAAAGTATTCAGCCAGGTCCTTTAAGTCAGAAACACTTTCAATACGACCGGTGCCTAAAACATTCCCAGCCTTAGCGTTTATCTCTATCTTTTTATTTGAAGCCGATGGACTCCCGGTGCCGTATCCAAGCGCCACCGTATAGCTCTTATTGTTAATGACAGCTTGTGAGGATAAAATTGTTCGGGATACTCCATCCCCCTCAATCCTGACATTATTTGATGCTCCGATGACAGACCGGCTTCCGTCTTTTGTTGCGGTCGATCTTTCAGAAGAACCGATCACCACATTCCGCGTGCCCTGTGCCTTACATCCGCCGGTTGATCCGATAACAGCTGAAGCCTCTCCGGAAGCGACAGGATCACCGGAAGAAGCCGCAAGAAACCCAGTCTCTGATGTCGCATATCCTGAAGTTGTGGCAACCCTCGTCCCGCCTTTTAAGTTGTTTGGCACATATTTATACTTTTGGCCTTTAATCATCGCCGCGTAATCATAACCCTCTGCATAAACACCCACAATATTGGCTTGGCTGTTTGGTGAGGTGATACCATAAGCACCCTTGTCCCCTGTCATGATCCCATTGTTGATATTAACGTTATATACTCCCCCACCAATCACAATGCCGCTTTTAGCAGATTTATAGAACGTGAAGTTTGAAATGTTGACATTATCAGTCCGCTGGTTGCCGCCAAAAAGACGGATATCCGCTTCAGCTTTTTTAAACCCGCGTACTTGAATCCCATTGAGTGAGATGTTTCGGCTGCGATATTGCAATGCGATTGCCGGATAGTTTTTATAATCGTATGAAGGATCACCGATAGCTGTAAAGCCGCTTACCACGACATTTTTATAGGCAGAAATGACAAGCGCACGCGGTGAAAGGTCTTTATACAAGGAATTAAATACCGGTTCAATCGCCGTACAATCTGTTAATGTGACACCGTAAGCTGTCGTGCTTTCAGGGTCAGATGCTAAATGATGGCCGATGTGACGGATATCGTAGGATCGCACATCGCGATAAGACACATGACCGATAACATGGACATTTTGAGCAGCCGGCCATTTGGCATGAGCTTTTACCTCCACGCCCCTGACGTTTCCTTCAGAATAGCAATTCAGTATCCAGGCGTGCTTTGAACCGTCGTCAATTTCAATACCGTTGGAATTGGACTCCCCCTGTTTATGAGCTTTGCCGCTTGGATAAACACAATGTGAATTGGAGATGAAAATATATTCACTGTAATGTGTGGTAATCCCGTCATCCCCATATCCATAGGCAACACAATTATCAAGCCATATATAACGGCTCCCGTTCTTCGTATAATCGGTTGTTGGCAAATGATCATAAGTAGGAGCTGTAATATCAAAACCGTGCAGCCCTGGGTTTATCGCCTCAACATCTTTCACCCAGCCATATTTCACATTGGCAAGTGTTAAGCAGCTGGAATGTTGCCCGCCAGTCGCCCGAACTCCGCCTTGTCTATTCGGGTTCCAATCAAGCGACATCCCCTGCACAAAAATATTTCTATTCCCCTTCTCATAGTCTGCATTTGTAATCACCCATTCACTGGCGGGCGTATCCTCATGAAGCTTGATGGTCGTGATACCTTTTCCCTTTCCATTCAAGTACGTCCAGGATGGGAGCTTGATGCCTTTCACAATATAAGTCCCGGCACTTAACTCAATTCGCACCCGGCCATTCCCTAATGCCTTTTTGAAAGCCTCGGTGCTGTCGGTTTTCCCGTCCGGAACGGCCCCAAAGTCATCAACATACACAGTCCGCTTTATTTTTTGAGCAAGCCTATTAAATTCTAAATCTAGCCGGTCTTTCAAGGTTTGCGCGATTTCTCCTTCAGTTGTCACCCGGGCGTCCACTACTTCTTTGACATCTGAACCGTCGTGATTTGTGACCAGGTTGGCAAAGCGCGCTGATAAATTTTTAAGACGGTTTCCAACAGTAAAGCCGCCATGGTCAATTTGTTCCGACGTATGGGCGGCTTTGATAGATTCATGGCGTTTTAAATTATATTCGTGTTCATTTAATGTGTTTTCTATGTTCTGAATATCAGATCTTAACTGGGCTTGATGACGGGAATTTCTCGTATGATCATAATCTTTTATTAGCCGAATCAATTTTGCTCACTCCTTTTTTGGCAAAATTAAAAACGCCTACCTGAGCGTTTTGAAAAGCTGGTCAATATATCGTTTTTGATCCCTTAGTTTCTTGGCCTGATTGACTGCAATATCCTGAATATCTTTTCTGAAATTCGCGAACATCAATTTTGGGCTGCTGTATGGGTTCAACGGGTTGTACTGAATTGAAATCAGCCGAACATCGTCTTCAAACATGATCCCTGATGCCGTAACAGCCAAGACATGGATGGTGTCGCCTTTCCAGAAATCTTGCTCGATCTCTAAAAGCTTCGGCTCATAGATTTTTTGGAAATCTGCTTCAATAGTCAATTCAGGATATGGATTCACATGTTTTTTTAATGCAGAAATCATACTGCTGGCTTTTTTTATGGTTTCATCTTTAATTGGATCGGCCCAGCGCGGCAGGCCTTCGAGTAAAAACTTTTTCTCATCCGGATGTACGTATAAGATCGGCTCAAATTCATATTGTGGTTTTTTACTGTCGGTGCTGCTCTTCTTCAACGCCCCGTAACCCCAGGCGCGCGTTGTACAATTTTGCGAGTTTGTCTTAATAGAAATACCTGGCATGTTATAGCGCGAATCTAAAGTAAAATTGATTTTTTGTCCAATTTTCTTATAAACAAGGATTTTATAATTATCAACATCCAGCTCAGGACCGTAATCCGAAATGATTTTATCCACCAATTCCGTGGAATTTCCGTCACCAAAGTTTTCTTGTTCGGCACTCGGAAAGTCACTCGCTGGAGCTTTTAATACATATTTGAATGGCGTCCCTTTTAATGCGATATCAAAAGCCTCTTTGATTGTCATTTTTTTAGACACCGTTTCAGTCACATAATTGTTGATCAGCAGGACCGAGAAAATATGGCTGGCCGAAACAGTTTTCCTCAACACATTATTTTCTTGCCGTATTTCAACGTTTGTAATGTAATACTTTTGATGATTAAATTTCCGTTCATCCAGAAAAAGAATGTTATCGATCACCAATAGATCAAATTCAATGGCATTTTCCTGCGTTTTGGTGATTGTAAATGTAAAACTCTTCTTCCCCGTCGTATCGTCCGTCAGATCGAGCGAGACGCCCGTTATTTCAACCACATTCTTTCCGTCTCCTGCTAGTACATGCAGCTGTGGAAAATCAACATCCGTAGGCAAATTTTGATTAAGCGGAACGTCTTTCCCATCATATTCTTTGCTTGGTACCTCCGGCGTCGGTATCGGTGTTTCAGGTTCATCTGGTTCGTTCGGTACCACATCCATAGAATCATATTGGGTTAGATTATAAGTTTGAATGAGATTATTCAATTTTGTTGCGTAATTTGGGTCAGTCGCATAACCAGCTTTTACAAGCGCAGCGGTTGCCTTTTTATAATCTTTTTCTCCGACCACAGCTTTATAGTGATTAGGATCCCAGCTTGTTCCGTTCACATACAACTTGGCTAAATCCTGAAATGATTGATACCAAGACGGATACTTTCGGAACTTGGCTTGTACACGGGTGGCATTTCCGCTCTTATCATATTCAGTCGTCCACATGAGGACATATTGGCCGTTATAAGTACCCTTAATACCAAATAAGTTTTTCCCTTTCTGGGCCAGTTCACTTTTACCCCATCCGCTCTCTAAGCAAGCTTGAGCAATAATGAGAGACGCGAGAATATCATACTTTTTATAGACTCTTTGGGCGTCTGGTGCAATTTCCTTGATAAAATCTGTGTTTGCCATTTTGCATGCTCCTTACGCGTAGTAGAAACGGGTATCGAATATGATTTCAAAATCATTGGTATTCTGGATTTCAAAATCATTCATACCTATATCGAGTCCCGGGAGCCTGCCGGATGTTTTGATAGGTGTTTTATTGATCACCGTGTATTGCTTAATAAAAGAAACGCGCTGTGATTTTTTTAATTCCTGTTCAATTTTCAGTTTCTCACCATTTGTATGGTTGATGATCGTCACATTTTTTCCGACCGCCCATAAGGTCACATTGTAGTCATGTTCAAGAGGATTGATATAGGCGTCCCCAGTGTTATAAACCTGAAACCTCTTTCGATTTTTGAACCTGTATTCCAGATCATCTCGCATTTGAATGTTCATGCCTGGGCTCCAGTATTCCCCGTGAAAATTCTGTTTTGTCAAAGACGTAAATTTTGATTCAGCCAGGCCGGTGACGTTATTAAATTCCACAGTAAAAGAAGTTTGGTTTTTCTGTTTGTCTTTCTGTATGCTGAAATTACCGTCACACGTAACGAAAAAACGGAGGTTAGGCAATAGATCAGTTGAAATATAATAAGGGAACGGCTTCACCAAAAGCGCATAAATTTCTCGCCTGTACTGATAAAAATTTTCTGCGATGATCGAATTTAATAGAATTTCCACCTTGATAGATCGCTCTTTAAAAACAACATCGCGGGGATGCTGCGGCAAAACAAGACCGTTGATCCTCGGTATCTTCACTGTTTCCCGTTCAATGGCCGGTGAATCAGGCGTAAAACTCAGCAACTTAAAATGGGGGAGCAAACTTGATAAGCTCTGTTCCCCCAGGCCATTATTAAAATCTAAATAAAGATTCATCAGGTTCGTCTCACCCCACTCTGATAAGCATTTTGATCATATCGGTCTAAACTCTTCCTATCCAAAATCCTGCCGTCACCTTGTTCAAAAACGATTTCCGCCACTTGTTTTCCATCAATATTGACAGGCGCCGGATAAATTCTAATTGGCCCGCCCGTGGCCGCCGGCTCTGGTTGTCCTCCAAACGATAAACCATTAGAAAGAAGCGTAATGAGAGCATCAAGCTTCTGATTCAAAGAAGGTGTATCAACTTCATTTCGGACAACTAACTCCGAACGCAAGGACAGCAGCTCATCAGCCGCACCTTTTATGTTGTAAGCCATTTTATTGATCTCCTGTTTGAGTGACAGGTTGGCTCCTTGCCCTAACGCCTGGGCGCTTCGTTTTGCGCGCGCGACCGTTTTGCTTATCCCTATCGCGAATCCGTCTGTAAAGTTGTTACCTTCAGCCATACTCTTTTTCGCAGGGGAATGAGAATCAATAGACTTTTTCAATGCTGATAATGCAGATTTACCAAGATTCCAAGCTGCTTTAAAAAGCGAGTTGCTGCCGATTCCGCCCTCAATTCCTCTGACAAATCCAGAGACAAAATCAGATCCCACACTACTGGTTTTCACACTTTTCAATCCAGATTTCGCCTTGTTTGATACCTTCGAACCGGCATTGTAAGACGCGGTTTGCTGACTCATCAACCCTTTGGTCAAGTCCATACCGGCTTTTTTACCGCCCCCGCCGTCAGTTGTCTGACCTAGACGACCGGACACGTTTTTTGAAAGGCTTGCTGCAGTATTATTGTTTTTAGGCTTTGTGGAACTTAAACCGGCATTGTGCTGATCACCTTTTTCTTTACCGGCTGCACGTGCCGCCCCGCTGTTTTTAGATAGCTCGCTGTTCACCGATTGGCGGAGCACGCTGCTGGATTGTTTATTAATCCCGAGCGTGTTTCTTAAACCGAGAGCAAAAGCATTTCCTTTTTCCATTCCAAACTGCTTCGGCTGCATCTTCCCTTGGCTTAATCCCTGATTGGCTCCTTTACCAATGAGACTCCCTGTTTCCTGGGCCTGTCCTAATGTACTGCTCAAACCAAGAGTGAATGCCGATCCTTTTTCTCGTCCAGCCTGTTCAGCTTTTTCATTGCCGCCGTTCATTTTTTCAAGGACGTTTTGGATCGCTTCGTCTGCTTTTGCCTGGGCTTCCTGTTCTGAATTACCAAGACCAATATAAAAATCCTCAAGTGCCTGTTTAGTGGTTTTGATGGCTTCCTCTTTACTTGCCCCGATGCTATCCATAAATTTGATCTGTTTTTGAGCCCATCGCTCTTGATATTCAGCATCTAACTCATCCATAGAAGTCACTATTCCCAAAGAATTAGTGTAATATTTCTTTTGTCTCTCAAGAGCCTTCCCGGTTTCCAGGTCAAGCAATTTTCCGTTCTTGGACATCTTTGAAAAAAGCGCGCGCAGATTTTTTTCATAAGAAGCAGTATTTTCGGCAAGGGTGTTATGATAGTCCGCTGAACTTTTTTGCAAGAGAGCTTCTAACGCTTCAGCCTTGAGATAACCTTGTGCATGCAACTGATTTAGAACCTTGTTCCGATATTCATAATCTTCTTTCGCGGCTTTTTTGCCATCATCGTAGACTTTTTTAATCTTGTCGTTGTATTCTTTTGCTTGAAAGAGAGCTTTCCTTGCTGCTCTGTCACCGCTTTTTGCATGGCAAGAGCTTCTTTTTGATTGGCCGCAAATTTGCTGGTCGATTCTTCGAAATAAGAAATGATCTCGTTAAGTCTTCGTTGCTGAGCATCATTCATTTTCGATGAGACAAGGCCGGTTTCTTTTTGGAGCTGTTCCAGTTCCTTTACTTTTTCCCTTGCCTCCTGGATATCGTGATCAATATTACCGACCATTTTATCAACGATTTTTTCCCCGGCCTTTTGAGTGTTTTTATCCGTATCATCCAGCAGGCCATTAATAACGACTAAAGCATCTTTTTTCAGCATCTGAAGTTGCTGCACCAGCTCATCCCGCATTTTAGAATACGTTTCAACTAATTTTGCAGCCATCTTATCAGCCTGCTCCCCGGAAACGCGGGTGAGTTCAAAAAGTTGGACCTCTGCCTTTTCTCTCAAATCCACATACGAGCCGGCAGCTTTTTGTGTCGCCTTTGAAACTCCTTCACCAAAAAGCAAAGCCTTTTCCCTGGCCTCTTCCTGCTTCTTTTTCATGTTTTCGGTTTGTTCGGAAACGGCATACATGGCGACTCCTAAAGCACCCAATAAAGCCGTTCCTCCGACAAAAGCCAAGCCCACAGGACCAGTAAAAGCTAACAGAGCGCCGACTCCTGCCGTTAGTGTAGCGACAGCCGTCGTCACGCCTAATACTCCCGCAGTAAGAACCGCAGTTTTTCCAATGGTTGCTTGTGTGCCTTTATCCAGGTTGTTAAACATGGTAAGAAGGGCGGAACCTTTATCCGCAAGGTCACCGATTGAAGGAAGAAGTCCCTCGGTTAACGCAATTTTCGCGCCTTCCATAGCCGACTGAAATTTTGTGATGCTTCCTTGAGCATTATCAAGCATGGTATCTGCCATCTTTTTGGCTGCGCCGTCGGATTCTTTCAGCTTTTTCGTATTTTCTCCAAGCGCTTTCGAACCTTTTTGAAGAAGGACAGCCCAATGTTTATAGGCTTCAGCACCGACAATCGTTTTCAGAGTTGCAGCCTGCTGCTCTTTGGTCATGCCTTTCATGCCCTTTTCCATTTCTGCGATGACTTCAGGCATGCTTTTCATATTTCCGGCAGCGTCAAAAAATTCAAAACCAAGTCGATCAATTTCTTTTTGTGCCTTCCTGGCAGGAGTTGCGAGACGGATCAGGGACGTACCAAAAGCTTGACCTGCAATAGTACCCTGTAAGCCGGCATCACCAAACGCCATGATGGCAGCGGCTGATTCTTCCATGCCCCAGCCGAGAGAGTTCGCATTTGGTGCCAGGAACTTCATCGCCTCGCCCATTTGCTCAACATTGGTATTGGCGTTGGATGCTGCATAGGCTATCACATCGGCAGCATGCGCCGATTCTTCGGCCTTTAATGCAAAGGCGGACATGATGTTTGATGTAATATCCGCAGCTGTTCCAAGTTCAAGCTGTCCGGCCGCAGCAAGGCTTAACATGCCAGGCATAGCCCCGTAAATCTCATTGGTTTTAAATCCAGTCATCGCAAGGAAGTTCTGTGCTTCTGCAGCTTGGCTGGCTGTGAAAGACGTGCTGGCGCCAAGTTCTTTCGCTTGCTCCGTTAACTTGGCGAGGTCTTTCGCGGTGCCGCCGGAAATCGCCTGCACTTTACTCATTTGCTTTTCAAAATCCATGCCAACTTGAACCGCATCTTTTAAAGGAAGGACCAAACCACCAAAGGCAATACCCGATGTCATGGCGATAGATGAACCGACATTCCTCATTGTGCTGCCGACTGCATTCATTCTTTGGCCCATTCTGTGGATGGTGGCAGAAGCGCGCCTAGATTCATCCTCCAGCCTTTTGATCCTCTGCGTGGTCTGCGTCAAAGCATTTTGCGTTTTATTCATTTCAGCTGTCGCATAGTTCAGCCGCCGAGCCAGCATCTGAGTTTCTTGAGCATCTTTACCCTTTTTAATAGCTGAATCCGCATAAGCCCGCTCAAGAGCTTTTACTTTCTGCTTATGAATGTCCAACTGCCGGCTGAGTGTTTTCGATTTTTCTTGAGACGTCCTTAATTCATTGCCCCATACGCCTACAGCTGTACGGTTCTTTTCGAATTCAGATTTGACGTTCTTCATCTGCTGAGCAACAGCACGCATTTCCGTTCTGAATTGGTTCGAGTTTGAATACAGTCTGACTTTTATGTCCTTAGCCAATCGGTCACCCCCTTACCCGAGCACCTGGTCAATGTAAAGGCGCTTTTCTTCTTTCTCTCCTGCTGGCTTACCACCGGCTTCTTTTCGGCGTGCCAGGCGCCGCAGGTGATAAAGAATGTCCATTTCATCAATCTGGTTTTGTGTATAGCCGATTTCTTCTAACGCGTTGTACATGTCAATGACAGCGTCAGACAAATTTACTTCCCCGGCTCTTCACCGTCTTTTGGATCAGGGTTTAAAATCTGACTGGCCTCAGCGATATTTCCTAAAACGTAGTTTGCTGTGCCGTAAATTGTTCTCGTGACCAGCCTCGCATCAATGCCATTTTCAAACTCATCAACTGAGAATTTATTCCCAAATGCATCACAAACAAATTCAATTTGTTTTTCAGTGAAAATGCGCTCAGCATCAGTTGACTCAATATCCTCTGTGATCTCGGCCGCTTCCCGGAACAGCTTTCCTGAAATGAAATTTGGTGTGACAAACTTTTTGTTTTTACCATTGATTCTGAGATTGATTGAAATAGGATCCATCTTGATTCCTCCCTGTTTTTGAACAATAAAAAAGAGCGCCTATGAGCGCTCCAAAATTCTTTATTTACCTAAGCCAATTGCTTCGGTTTTAGTATCTGTTGCAAAAGCAGAACCATCATATACAACTTGGTTAAACCAGCCTTCGCCATTAAAAGTGTCACTGTCTTCTGCTTGAGCTTTCCAGCGTCTTTTTCCTTTTGGATTTTGCAACGGCATAAATCCAACCTTAAACTTCGCACTTTCTGGGTCAGCCTTGTCTTCTGTCGTTTTCGATTCAATAGCCATTAATTCAGGCAGCCCTTTAAGAAACCAATAATACCGGTAACCGCCGGTTGATTTCTTCGCTCTGAAGCCGAAAGCCAGATGAATTGCCTTGTCTTCAGCACTTGCAAAGGAAACTCCATTCTCTTCCGTATGGCCGTAAATTTTATTCTGCAATTTTAAAGGTAGATCGGCCATTTCAGCTTCTAAATCAATGTCACCCATACTATTAAAAATGTCATAGACACCATTATCAGCCCAGAATTTTGTTTGCTCTGATTTAGGATCTACCTTTATGCTTACTGCACCCGGAATTTTTATAGGTGTACCGTACTTCAAACTCTCTTCATCGTCTTGGATGACTTCCGCACAGTGAAACATATCCAAACCATAAATTGTTTGTCCCATTACTTTTCCTCCTTAAAAAAAGCTTTCTTATATCGCATTGCTTTGTGAAAAACCTTGTCCGCCTCTTCGTATAAATCTTGTGAATCATACCGGCGGTATCCAATCGATTTCATAAGCTGATCAATTTCTTTCGCGATTTTGGTTTCTTTATTAACCGTATTTGAATTAGTAAAAATGCTGATCTGAAAGCGAGCCTCCGAGGATCGTGCCTGATTATCGGCATATGAATCATCAGCATTTTTCAATTCTGTATATATGACTCTTGGGTATGCATTAACATCTGAAGCGACTCTATTATGAAAGCCGCCTGCCACCAGTTCTTTTAATGAAAAATCGTTGACCAGGGCAGCGCTCAATTCTGCTTTTGCATCAAAACTCATTTGATTGGAGCTGTTAGAATGCGGGCCATTACTTCCACAGCTGACGCCTCCCCTTCATCCCTGCCTTTTTCGATAAAAGGATACGGTGGCATTTTTGATGTTCCATACTCCAAGAATCTGGCCCGATAAGCGACTTTTTTATTGGGTCCAATTGAAACGAACTTTTCTGCGCCTTTAGATTCCCTGGCCTTTGAAACCGTAATGTTATCAGCTATATGGGGCTGATTTTTATCGCTTCGATTAACATTTTGTCGCTGGTGCTGCGCGATAATTTCCCCGCCGGCTTGCAAAGCCACATCTTCCGCCTTTTCCACGTCCTCACCGATTCTTTCAAAATATCGATCTAGGTCGGCCAGCCCTTCAAAGTTCATTTCAGCCATTGAGCCCCACCTCCTGGCACATAATTTCAAGCCACTTTTTTGAATCTTCAGGATCGTTAAAGTCAAGGATGTCAAAGGCTCGGAAAATCGGTTCACCCTTTTCAATTGTGCCGATCTGTTCAACGATTCTCATATCGCGTTGAATATCTTGCCGAAACCGAATGGTGATCTTTTTAGGCGATTTAACGCCCCATGCCCCCGCAATCATAGATTCATTGTTTCCGAGAGAGCTAACCCCCTCCACAGCGCCCCACACGGTGAATAAATCAATATAAGTTTCGGTCCAGTTCAACTCTTCATCCTGAATCTCGGTCTTCTTTTGAAAGGTCAGGCGGTGCCGCAGATCGCTGGTCCTCTTTTTCTTCATCTTCCTGCACCTCATCATCCGTATAACGCAGTTGCGTCAATAGATTTTCAACAGTAAAAGGGATGGACGAGCCGGTTGTCCCTGACTCATACATCCCTCTGTTTTCGTACCAATGCTGGACAAGCATTTTGACCACAATTTCAAATTGTGGGTTCCCATCAACAAACCGCCCAATAGCATTGACAATATAGCTTTTCGCTGCCGCAATAAATTGCGATAACATTTGATCATCTTCAGAGTGGTCTAGGCGGAGATAGTTTTTCATATCCACCAAATTCATGATGGTTCACCCGCCTTATTCTTGTAGCTCATTGTTCGCGGAATCGTCAGAGCCTGCCACTTTTTCTCTCAACTCATCAATTTGAGATTGAAGACTATCAAACATGGCCTTTACTTCGCTGTTTAAGTTATCCGGCATGACGCTGCCAGTACCAATGTTTTTACTTCTGACAACATTTTCACCAAGCATTTCGTGGGTGATGCTCCCGTCTTCAATGACAGCCGGATCACCTTTCTCACCTTTGGGTCCTGGCTCTCCCTGTGGGCCTTGTGGGCCGGTATCTCCTTTGTCCCCTTTTGGCCCTTGTGGTCCCTGGGGCCCTGGTTCCCCCTGCATCCCTTTAATGTATAAAGGGTTGTCTTCACTGTTATTCTTCAAATAGACAGCTGTTACAGGCTTACCTGTGCCGTCATCCTCTGCGGAAGTGTAAACGCCATTACTTTGGTTTAAAAATTGTTCTGCCATTTTTCATCATCCTTTGCTTGAAATTTTATTCAGTGCCAGATGAACCCTCTAACTCTTTCAGCTTGGCTTCGATATCGGTAAAACGCTTCAAGATAGTCGAGTTCAAATGCTCTTCCATTACACTGCCGGTACCGATGTTGTTACTTCGAACGGATTTGTCATCGAGCATTTCATGAGTCACGCGGATATTTGATCCGTCCCCGCCTAAAGTAACTTCCTGACCGTCCTTTATGACTTTTCCGCCATTAATCTCTAAAACACCGCCTATGACTGTTCGATCCCCGCCATCGGTGTTATAGTTTTTTGTTACATGTGACATCAAGGCTTCCTCCTTATTATTTTGCTGCCTCTTCAAGTGTTAACTGACCATATACGGCCGCTTCAGAGTCCCATAGTTTGACATCTTCGCGTTCAATAGCGCGCACTTTTGTTGTGTTGGTTTCGAATGCACCGGCACCCACATCCGTGGAAGCGATAGACTGCTGTTGGCGGTCGAACAAGACAATTGCCTCTTTCAGATCCCCGACGATCACAGGTGCTTTTCCTGATTTTGTTTTCAGCACTCTGTTAGAAACGACAACAACCCGGCGGCCAAACAGCATTTTTTGTGTTGGCTCAGTCGGGTTGTCTTTAAGAAGATAACGGCCGTCACCATCTTTCAAATTATCAAGGTAATCAAAACCGTCCTGGTTCGTCATAATGATAGCGTTTGGTGAAATCGCAGGATCAAGGGTTACATTAAGGGTTTTCTTAATGGCATCTAACCCTTTAAAATCAACTTTTTTCAGTTTTTCAAGAGCTGCAAGAATAAGAGCATTACGGGTTGTGATCGACTTTTTGGCGAACCACTTTGCCACATAGTTCATAATTGCTTGGTCTGTATCTTGAAGCAATGTATTTGAAAGAGGCAAGATTCCAGCATAATCAACAATGTTGTAGGATAGCTTGCTGAATTTCGGCTGATCTGTTTCTTGAATTTCATCCATTTCTTCAAGAACCGCAAACGGAGTCATGTCGCTGTTTTTCTCGAGCATTCTTGTTCCTGAACGTGTTGCAACCGGTTCTACTGTCACGTATTGTTCAAGCTGGTGTTCCTGCTCCCGCTTTAATTCTTTAATAGTTCTGGAAATATCTTCAGGAATTAAAATGCCGCCGTCTTCCTCATTTTTACCGGACATAGCTCTAAATTCAGGGCTTTCAAGTAAGTCACGTTCTTCCTCAGTCAGACGCTTACCACGAATTGATTTAACAAAGACAGAAGTAAATTCTTTTTGTCTTTCTTCCTTGTCTTCATTTCCGTTTGATCGATTTTGCAAATCGCTCCCCAATTTTGAACCAAAATTATCTTCCGGTAATTCCGGAACAGCAAGAGAACGGCCTTCCGCCAATAATTCAATTTGATTTTTTAAGGTCTTGGCCTCGTCAAGAAGCGTACGAGCCCCTTCGGCATTTCCCTCCTGCAGCTTTTGATCAGCTTCTTTTTTCTTTTCCGTAAATTGTTGTCTCAATTCAATTTCTTTTTTGCTCATTTGCATTGGCATAAATCGTTTCCTCCTTGTTTTTAGACACAAAAAAGACCTCTATTCAGGGAGAATAAGGTCTAATAGTTCTAATTCCATTTTCAAATTGTCATCCGGCAATTTCCGGGCTTCTTTGAGCTGCTCCACTTTCTCCAAACTCCGGGATCCGACGACTGCCTCCGTGTCGTTATAAGCCGGGGTGGTGACAAGTGAAATATCATAAATGCGATGGATTTTATTGATCCGTCTCTCATAAATGTCTTCCTCATCATTAAAACGCCATTCATCAGCATCCGCCTCATTGTGATTTAAGGAAAAAGCAAAAGAACACTGATTTATGACACCGCTTCTTATATTCGCCATCAAATCACGCGCGTATGACGTATCTGACGGCTTAAAACGGAATTTGAGACCTATGTTGTCCGCTTCTAATTCGAGCCGCCCTGTGTCCCCTGAGACGGTATTTCGAGCTAACGGGAAATCTTGCCGATGATTAAACAGCGCGATGACATTTGTTAGATCGGTCGAATTCAGGGCATTCCGACTAATAATTTCCTTAAACCACCCCCCAAGCCGCTCAGACCATTTTTCAAATTTCAGGGCGTATCCTTCCACAAATTCGCTTTTATCCTCACCCTCAGAACGAATTTCTATAGGTGTGGTTAACTGCCGAATCTCTTTATCCTTCATCCTTTTTGTCACCTCCCTTCAGGGCACCGCCAGCTTTAAGCCGCTGGTATTCCTCCATAAAGTCCAGAAAAACATAGTTTAAGCTGGACATGTATTTTTCTCCGTATTCAATCGGATTCCGCTCAATTAATGCCCTGATTTCGTTTTTATTTAAGGCGCCGATTTCATGGAGTATTTTCAAATATTCGGCCTGTGTCTTGCTGTCTCCGCGCAGCTCACTATCAATGTTGAATTTCACATAGTGGCCGGATTCCGTTTCATGGTCCATAAAGAGCTTAACGTTAAGCTCTTGTTCGAAATTAATAATCCACGGCTGGAGAGTGTTTCTCACATATTCAATGGATTGGTGTTCGATATTTGAGAATGTAGCCTTATCCAGCTCATTAAGCTTGTGCAAAGGTACTTTGTAAATCATCGATATTTGGGCCTTATTGAATTTCATCGATTCCACAAATTGTGCCTCTTGCAGCGGCATAGCGATTGGTTGATATTCAAGACCATTGTCGATGATCGCAATATTTTCACCTTGATTGACTCGTTTCCATTCTTTACGTACATTTTCTTTCGGCTTCTCATCTAAAAAAGCAGGAACCTTTAAGATCCCGCGCGGCGTTGCCTCGTTTTTATACAACTTTGCATTATACTTAGTTGCGGCGGCCTGGGCTCCGATGTGTTCGCGGACGACGCCGATGGGTGATTTTCCGTGTATGCCGTCAGTGGAAAGCCCTTTGAAATGTAATATCTCATGCTCATAAAGCTCCACCGTCTGCCCATTGAGAACAGTTTGATACCACAGCATGCCCGTTTTTGGATGAACATAAGCATTTGTAGCGTCCGGCCGTAATGGATACAAGCCTTTTGGATAGCCGTTGGATCCAAACTCAATGTATGAGTAGCCATTCCCCCAAGTCAAAACATGAGTCATCATGAGTTTTTTCCAAGTGAACGCGGTCATGTAAGGGTTTGGCCGAGCATAGACAACATAAGCAGCCGGATGACTCGGCTTTCGCTCGATCCCGCTTTCTAATTTTTGATAGGTATGAATAGGGAGCTTGGCGATGTCATCAGATAATACATTCACACAGGCAAAAACATCCGGCTGCACAAGCGAATTTCTTTCATTCACTTTCTCGCCGCTCGCTGTCTGCCTGGCGCCGAATAAATTTAAAAACAAATCGTTGAAGCCGTTGATATCCTTGGAGTCGGATCGTTTCTCAAACACCCGATCAATTAGCAATTATTTCACCTCCCTTTCTTGGTCAGGAGATAGGCATAAAACATAAAAAATACACCCGTCAGGATCAGACCGATGTTTGTATTAAATCTATATGCAGCTGCAAGGATAAAGGCGGTCCCCGCCACAAACAGCAGATCATTTAAAATTAAAAGCAGAAAGGCCAGCAATTTTTTCATTCTCTCACATCCTAAAAGCTGAAATTATCAGACATGAAATGTGCATTCAAGTCTACTTTTTGGTTTGTTTCGTGATACATCGCCCTGGCGTATGCGTTAATGACAGCTGCAGCCGGGTCGATTCTTTGCGGAGATTTTGCTTTATCCAGCATGATATTCTCCTGAGGATCAATTTTCATGATCGCGTTATTGATCGCCCAATTTAAAACCGGGTCATCCCCGTGAACAACTTTGCCGTCATACACTTTTTGACGAAAGTCTTTTGTCGGCAAAGATAGATGATTGATTCTTTGCGGAATCTCCACCATGGTATGGCCTTTAGATTCAAGCCGTTGGGCCAAATGCAAGGCATTCCATTTGTCATATGCGGTTTCCTGTGGCCGGAACCGATGCTTGTAAATAAATTCAATGATCCATTTTTCAACTATTTGATAATCAACGGCATCTCCAGGCGTATAAGTGATGTAGCCCATCTCTTTCCACAGATCATACGGCACTTTATCCGTTGCCATTTTTTCTTTTGCGCGCCCTTCAGGCATGAAGGAATGTTGTCCGACATAATAGATTCCATCAAGAACACCAATCCAGCCGACTGATGTTAAGTCGGTAGTCATGGACAAATCCAGTCCAAGATATACGGCCATGTTTTCCAGATCAGGAATTTCACCGTTGCACGCGCGCCATTTTGACATTTTCATATAGCCGTTATCCTTTTGATCAACCCATCGGTTCATATTCTTGGTAAGGAAGCTGCGCATTTTTTCTGGAACTTCGAGCGCAACCTTTAAGGCAGAGCGTAGTGACTCCATACCTTCCGGATACGTTGCAACTATAGGGTTGGCTTTAATCCAGTTTGATTCGTCTTTTATGTCGTCATCAGGATCGAGTTCGCAGATCATGACAAAATAGTCATCGTTTTCTGTGTCGGCATCAGGATCGAGAATTTTGCTTGTATATTGGTATTCCTTAAAACATGGCCGCTCCATGTTGAACCCGGCTGTCGTGATGATTGCCATTAATGGGCTGCGCCGGGCGACCATACCACTGTCAAGCACATCATAAATCTCGCTGGTTTCATGTGCATGGTATTCATCCACAATTCCCAATGACGGGTTTTTACCGTCTCCGAGCTTTCGGGCTTCACGGGAAAGGGGCTGGATAATTGAGTTCGTTTTATACTTTTTTACCCGGCCGTTTGCAGATGTATATTTTCCTTCAAGGATCGGAGCATGCTGCAGCTGTTCAAGAATCGCCTGGTAAACTTCGTCTGACTGCTCCCGGGACCATCCAGCAATAAACACCCGATGTTTTTCGGTGGTCGGGAACACTTCATAAGACGCCATGAGCGCGAGAAATTGCGATTTCGCATTCTTACGAGCCAGCTGGATATAAACTTTTCGGAACCGGCGGGCACCGTTTTCCTTTTTGAAAAAGCCGTATACATTGGCCGCAATAAAGAGCTGAAAGTCCGTCAGCTCAATCGGCTCACCCGCAAGTATCCCCTCAACATGCCTGAACTGCCGCGCCCATTCGTAAAAATCTAGCACTGCTTCAGCGTCATAGTAAAAGGGGCAATCCAGGTCCGCTAACGCCTCAACATCTTTAAAAAATCGCTGCACAGCCCATTTATGCTTTTGACAAGCCTTTATCTCACCGGAAAGTATTTTTTCGCAATAGGCCCATACACGCTCAATCAAAAATTCAGTGGTGACCTCTTGCATTACATCCGGCCCCCAAACCGCTCTTCCTCTTTTGATTTCGGCTTGTCGTCATCCTTTTTAGGAATAACGAGCTTGCAGCGCGAGGAAATGGTTAAGCCCAAATCACTGGAAGCCTGCCGACATTGTTTGAATAGTTTATCTTGATTGATAAGCAAGTCCGAATACGCTTCATTAACTACCGTTTTTTCTTTTTCCCCCACGACATTTCCCTGTGCGTCCTTATCTTTGACGATTATTGTTTTCATTGGCCCTTGCTCAAGCAGCTGGTCCGTCACCTGAAGGTAAAGTTTCCGTGAATATAAAAAACGGGCGAGCGCATCAACATCTAAATTCGTCATAATTCCAATGTTTTTCAGCTCATCCGCTATTTTTTTGAACTCTCTTTTTAAGTCTTTCGGTAAATAAGAAGGCGCCTTTACTTTGTCACTTGGCGCCTTAATCTCCTGCTTTCTTCGTTCCTCAATCTCCTGTTTTGTCAGGTTTTTCTTACCTTTCACAAGCAATAAGTCAACTGGTTGCCTTGGTCTTGCCATTCCCTCACCTCCTTCCGAAATTTCATTTAGGGAATTTTTCAAAATGTGGAGGGGAGCGCGGTCTCCGGCGAATCCTTTCCAGAGATTTAAGGGCGGGGGGTCTCCATTTCCTCCCGCAGCTGCAGCATGGCCGTTTCTAATTCCTCTCGAGCTTGCGTATATTTTTGTTTGTATACGTCAATTCCCTTTTGAGCTTGTGCTTTAAGACGTAGTACAGTCAGCTTCTTTACCTTCTGTTGCATGCGCCTGATCGTCTCGTTTGTGTAGCAGGACGTGTATTCAGTCTGACACCGTGGGCACTTGATGTAATGCTGCCGCACCCCGTTGTCATACTTCCTAACTTTCGAACATCCTTTTATATGGAACTTGGTTCCACAGTGATCACATACGCAGGTTTGATGTTCTGTTGCCAAAGCCTCCATCCTCCTTCGCGGTCTTCCTACTGTGGCAGGGCGCACACAGCGGCTGCCAGTTGGAAGAATCCCAAAATAGTTTTTTATCCCCTTTATGCGGTGTGATATGGTCAACAACTGTCGCGGGAACCCGTCTGCCTTCCTTCATGCAGGAAAGACAGAAAGGATGCTTCGACAGGTACCCCTGTCTTGCCTTCCGCCATTTGCTGTCATACCCCCGGCGGGCAGCTGACTCACGGTATTGATCATAGACTGGCTTTTCTCTCTTGTGCTGTTCACAGAAACCTTCCCGGGTGAGAGTCGGACAGCCTGGTTCATTACAAGGTTTCAATGGTCCTTGCATATTATCCCTCCAAATAAAAAACGCCCTCCCGTTTGGGAAAGCGCTAATAGTTTAAGATTCAAATTGTTTTGGAATAGGTTCTCTTCTAAGTAACTCCCAATCTTTATTTAACTTCCGATTCTCCACATCATAAGAAGTGATAGTTACTATTTCAAACTTTTTGACTTTATCTAAATGTTGTTTGCCTATTTCAAACAGCCATTCATGAATGTCCTTTGTTTTCAAAGGATCTCTTAAAGCATCATTTCCACCTAATTTTGATGATCCATCCGCTGCTATTGCAGAGTATGTTACACGCAGTTCAAACAAGATTTGCTCATCTTTTTTTAAATAAATACCTTCATAGGCGTCGTGTCGAGGACTAATTTCATATTCTACATTTGCACTCAATTTCCCACCTCCCTACTACCAAATTATAGGCGAAAAGATAGGCTAATGAAACCATATGCGAAATTTGTCGAACGATTATTTTTCGGACATATCTTTCTCTTTTCTTGCCTTGATTAACTCAAATGTTTTTAAAACTGAAACAGCTATGTTCCTATTTCTTCTATCAACGGCAACTATGTAAAGGATACAAATAATGGTGACTCCAGCAAAAACTAAACCCATCCACTTGTGCTCATTAGATTTAAAGAACATTGTGAGGTACACTGCCAATAAAGGGATAAATGCAGGAACATATTTTGAATGGTCTTTGATATTCTCTATATGAGAAAATCTTGAAATAGCATACTCCAAACATTCGATGTCCAACTTATAAATAAGAGATTGCCGTTCCTTGTAGTAATTCATATCCTTTCCAAATCGAAATTCTTCAAGAAAGTAGGCAAGTAATTCTTTTTCTGATTTTGTATAGATCACTTCCTCTAATTCTTTTAATTTCTCTTTATTTATCTTCTTGCCAGTATTGCTTTTCTGTTTTTTCTTTTTACTCAACTTTCTACTCACCCCCTGATTTTATCGGGAATGAACTGTTATCTTTAATAAAATGCAAAATTTGTCGAACGAATACTCTTTGATATTCTTCTAATCCAGGTCACACTCAGAGGCTCCCTTTGCCGTCAATCGTTTTATCTAAGATTCACTGGACCCGGTTTACAGAGAACATAAAAAAGCACCCTTCATTTGGGTGCTATATATGATGATGCACTGTAAACCATACAGACATTGTTTAATCCCACTAGTTACAACATGGTTTACCACAATGAGTATGAGAGTGTGTAACAGGATCGTAACTAGAATAAGTGTGTGGATATTGATGCACATGCTGGAAATGCTTATGATGCACATTTGTTACATGCTGCGGATGAATATGCGGCACAATTGTTTTAGAAAAAGTATGAGTTTGACAACAATTAGTCGGGTGTACAATTGGCGGCATCATATTTGGTTTGCAATGAAACATGACTAAGCTCCCCTTTCATTCATTTATCATATTCATTATTAAACTATGATAAACAGTGTATACATGTACCATTACAATCACCCATATTTGTCCGATCGAGTACTATCCACAGCCTAAATCAAAAAAAGTATCCTCAAAAATTTTTTAAGGATACTTAAACTGAAAGGAGAGAAGTAAATATATTTATTATTATGATTTCGATCCATATTTGCAGCTTGTCTATTCGAATTCATTCAAAAAAACAAGAAGCATCCTTCAGGATACCTCTTGAAAAAAGGGGTAATTCTCGATGTATTTTATTTTATGCAATAAATTTAAAAAAATAAACTTGTCTACTCGCTTAATACCATAATACTCGATAGTCCAGTCTTGGACTGTCCTCTTATCTTAGTTGTACAATTCCTCCTTACGCTAAACGCTTATTCAAATTTGCGCCTTACACATACTTCGGGAGGAAGCCAAGCATTGTAAGGCAGCATGTCCAAAAAACATACTTCATATAATCTCCCGATACCAAAGCCGCAAGACTAGCGCGATCCGGCTCAGAATGCTCCTCCCGTTTGGCTTCATTCTTCATCGCCTTAATTTGAGTATCCGAATTCACCTTGATAAGGGAATGGTGCGTATCCCGTTATTCCTTGATAAGTAAATCTTATCGACAAATTACGCATAAAAATTCCCCCTCTTTATCCCCCCGATTATCGGAAAAATGTCGGGATTTTGTCGGGTTTTTCTCGATGAAAAAAGCACTCAGATAATTCCGAGTGCTGTTGCAATACGGCAGATTGCCCGCTGCTTTATTTCATAATAGGTATCCTTTTTCATGCCGAGTTCCATATAAATATTGATGTCTTTCACCCTGGCAGCCGTCAGGTATTTCTTTTCGATAATTAAACGTTCCTCATCGTCCAAGCTGTTTTGTAAAGCCCGTTCCATCTGCTTGACCTTGAGCTCGTTCACTGTATAGGAATCCCGGAGGGAAGGGAAAATGTTAACGCCGGCAGATGAACATTCTTTTTTATTCTCTAATTGGACTTTGAGCGCGCGGTAATTTTTCAGTTCTTTGATGACTATTTTTCGAACGGCTTTTTCATCCACATCATCGAGAAAAGATAATTGTTCCTTTGACATCCTTTCCCTCCATTCGTTCATTTTTCTTTTTCCCATTCCTGAATCCGTCTTTCTGCAATCTCCATCCAGATGAACGGAGCGGCAAGAACGACGATTCCTATAATTAGATAAATCATAACTCCTCCTTATTGGCGCCCACCACGCCTCCTAATCAAATAAACTGAGCTGAGTAATTTTATAATTGAACAGCAACATTTCTTCGGTCCAGTTTCCTTTTACGGATCTACCGACAACCTGCTTGTATGCTGAAAATGTTTCTCTCTCCCAATTCGGATAGAGATCGAGTATCAAAGGATTATCATAATAGGAGAGAACCACTTTTCCTTTCGCCTTAATCAGCAACCGAGCCAGATCCCGGTGATCCTGCTCCGTAAATCCGCCGGCATAAAACTGTTCTCGGCCAACATACGGAGGATCAACGTAAAAGAGAGTTTCCGAGCTATCGTATTTTTCAATAATTGTGCGGAAATCCTGACATTCAATCATGACACCTTTCATACGATTGGCAAATGATTGGAATGTTGTACAGGCACTTATGTAACCGCCCGCCGGGTTCTGCCCGCTTTTCGTACTGTGCCGCCATCCGGTCTGCGGAACATTCTCCGCGTTTCCCTTGCTGATTCCGGACCGGTTCATATAAAACCACCGGACAGCCCGGTCAAAGTCGTTTGCTGGATAGTCCTCAGCTTTCCATTTCTCGTAAAGTGCCCGGCTGTACGGAATGGACTCACAAGCCTTTTGCATCTCCTTGGGATCCTTTCTGACTTGCATTAGGAAATTGACCACATTTCCGTCAATATCGTTGTACACTTCATGCGATATTTTCGGCTTTTTTGCTATAACATGGGCCGCGCCGCCAAAAGGCTCGACATAAACCTTATGGGCTGGCATTTTGTTTATGATGTGTTCGGTATATTTGGCCTTGCCGCCGAACCAGATTAAAGGTGATCTTGCCATCTTGCTGCCTCCTGTTCCATGATTGCTTTGAAGATCGGGAAAATCTGCTGAGGCACCACAGCATTTCCTAATCCTTTAATTCTGTCCACCCGATTGGGAATCCCATTAGCCACTCGACCCACGTCGGGTTCAGCTGCCCACCGTTGCCCGCCGTCATCTGTTTTCGCTCCTCTTCGGTGATAACCCCTTTTTCCTGCAGATCGATCATCGTTTGAAACGAGCCGGTTCCGCCACACATCCCTTTTGTTCTCGGAGTCGGCCAGAGGACTGCATCGGGTAACGTCTGATGATTCCAATTCGGACCGGTTCTCCCCTTCCAATCCCGTGCTGTTGGTGTAGGGAATAGCTTCACAGCTGTTGCTAATCCTATCCCTGAATTTTTGCTCGCTCCTTTTTTGTTGTAGTTCCCGTGCACTGTCGGAGTAGGCCACAACGAATGTTCTATCTCTTCGATGTTTGGCGTCGACGGCACAAGCCGGTATAATAAACGATTGGCCTTTGTAACCTGCACTTTCCAGGTCAAATAACGTGCGGTCGAGTTCCATGTTTGCGAAGTTAGCAACGTTTTCACCAACGATCCAAGTGGGTCTAAGTTCCTTGATGATCCTAAACATTTCCGGCCAGAGGTCGCGGTCATCTTCCTTGCCTTTTCGCTTCCCGGCAATACTGTAAGGCTGGCAAGGGAATCCTCCGGAAATAATGTCAACTGTTCCACCTGGTTCGATCACTCCTTTTTCTTCTAAAAGCTGTCTATTCAAAGTACATACATCGTCAAAGATGGGGACACCAGGAAAGTTTTTTTGTAGTACCTTCTGACAAAATGGTTCTCGCTCACAAAAGGCAACTGTTTCAACACCAGCCCATTCTGCAGCAAGCGCAATCCCCCCTATACCAGCGAATAATTCAATACTTTTCATTTATTTATTCCGCCGCCTCTCATCATTTCACCCTCTGAAGCCGCTGTTCTCTGTTCACATCATCAATATTCATTTGATAGTCAGCCTCTCGGACGGCAGCAGCAAATGATTCAATCCCTTTTTCCCAAAGACCATGACGCTCAATGATTTCCGAAAACTCTTCAACGTCATGCTCGCGGATTCCCCAACTGTCAGGATCTTCTGCGGGTCCGTACATAGTAACCCATTTGCTTGAGTCATTCGGATCTGGTTCCTCCCATTCCGCGCGGGTAAAATGACAAAGCTCATGATCGACCAGGGCGGCGCGCTGCTCTTGGTTCATCGTCTTCCAGGCTTCTTTATTGATGAATACAAAAAGCATGTAATCAGTCATATGGCGCTCAAAGGCCGTGCATTTTTTCGCCTTCCCGGCCCATTTGCTGTTACCTTCCCGGATGTAAAAACCAATGTGTTTCTTTGCATCTTTTAAATGTGGGTGATATTTATCAATTAAACTTTCGGCCAGCTGCCGCACCTCTTGTGATTCTTCAAAACCTACAAATGCCATGGTCATTTTCCCCTTTCAATCAATTTCTTTTTGAATATTTCGTCTAATTCAGTCAATGAAAGCTCGTACAGCTGCCGACCGTCAGGCGTTTTAAAAAATCCCATTTTAAGCAGCCGCGCTTTAAGCTCGTCCTTTTTCCTTTCACAATAAAGGGCCTTCATTAATTCATTCACAGCAAGCCCCCCTTTAACAGCTCCCGGGCCATATAATGAAAATGGTGATAGATATAGTTTCCGGTCGCGCTCGGGTTAATAAAAACGGTTGAGAAATTGTAACGGACTTCAAACGTTTTTAAGCTGCCAAGCAAAGACTGCGGCTTATATTGTGAGCGATATTTTCCGTTCAGTATTTTTTGATAGCCTTCCAGATCCTCCACAAGAAGAGTGAAGGGGTGTTTGGATGCACGAATCAATTCATTTTCAAACCGGGAACGGTCCTTAATGGATTGAACCAGCTCATCAACTCCATTTTTCCGTTCGATAGCAGCGTTCAAATACATGTCCCGGCTAATCCCGTATTCCTCGTTTCTCGGGATCATGGCGGAATAGTCGCCCGTCTTCATCCCTTTGAATTTGATGGATACGTTCTTTTTGCGGAGATAGTCAAGAACATGCTGGTTCTTCTGCTCCCTCGTATCCACAATAATGATCATGCTGTCGAGAATATTTTTTAATTCTGTATCCGAATAGTTATAGTGAATAATCGTCATGCTTTCTTCCCCTTAAAGTACGACATGGCACTTTCATAGATTTCTAAAGAGAGTTTGTCCGTTTCTTCATCCTCAAAATTCGAAACGGAGCTGTTCAGATCTCTCCAGCCGTTCTCCCAAAATAGAACTAGCAATCTCGCAACTTTGATTGCCGCATCCCAATCATGATTGAACCAGTCGTCTATTTTTGGATTCATTTCTTGATCTATGCCCATAAAGTAATTGATGATTTTATCAATGGTCTGTTTGACTTTATGATCCTGCACAGAGTATCCACCTTTTAAATACTGGATAAGCCATTTTTTATATGACTGGACAAATTCCTCGAGCTCCGGATATACATTCTCCGGATTCTCAATATAAAGGTCATCCCCGTCCAGGACTAAAGGTGAACCCAAAAAGGCAAGGTCATCACAAATTTGTTTTGGGTGCAATTGAATCACCTTTTTTTCGAATTCCAAAAACGAATTTATTGCTGGAACGACTAACTTTTCGTATGTCAAAGCCTAAATCATGAAGATAATATTCAAAGCTGATAACACTGAATCTGTACATATCCTCATTTTCCTTACACCATTCTTTATATTCGTTATATAAATCAACAAATTTTTCAGTGTCATTATAGAATGATTTTTCATAATTAGAGTTAATGAAAACTTGAACACTTCTTATATCTTGTGTATTGCGTTTTCTACTCTTATTCTCATATTCTGCTATGATCTTCTTTAGTTTTTTTATTTCTGTTAACTTTGATCTCACGACTTCATTATTCAAATTTCTCACCTCTTTTTATTACGGGTTAATAAAAGGGTTAATAACGAAAATCACCTTCATCCTTACAGCCCCAAGGGATAGAGCAAAATGGGTTAATGAGGTTAACGGTCTGGACAATAAAGCTCTATAAGTAATATATATATATTTATTTTTATTTATTTTTTCAGTAGATGGAACAGACAGAATAATTAACCCTCATTAACCCTTAAAAAAGTTTGACAAAGTATTAACTTTAGAAAACCTTGATATAAAAGGGTTTATAGTCTTTTTCTATTAATCTGTGTTCCCTTTTTTTCATCATTTTTTGACTTTGCTTCATTAACCCTTTTTTGATTTTCGTTAACCCCTGAATCGAAATTTAAATAACCTTGAAATTTATTTAATCCAATACCATAGAAAAAAACTTTATTTTTTGCCCCATTTTCTTTTTTGAATCCTCTAATTTCAATTTGCCGATAGAATGCACGGTTTTTTAATTCTATTTCATCGTTTTCAAAGCACCAGTTTTTATAATCCTTATACAGTTCCTTTGCCTCGATTTTTGCAGATGGATGTTGAACACATCTTTCCTGCATGAACGGACCGAGAATGTCCATATCCTCCCGATAGCCTTCTGTTGCCTTCTTGATTGCTTCCGGTTCTCCCAGGCCTTCCTTCTGCCACTTCAAACAGCCCTCAACAGCCCAGCGAAGGATCCCAGGCATTTCCGCAGCCAGTTTCTGCGGCAGTTTCTTGTCTACTTTTTCTTTTGGGATCGTGACAGTAAACGGAATCAACCGGATCCGGCGCCAAATACCCTCATCGCTGCCTTTAACGATCGGTTTATGGTTTGTGGTAAAGAAGACTTTAAATTCCGGTGTAAACTCAAAATATTCCTGTCGCAGGAAACGAGCAGACATCTTTTCGCCGCCGGTGATCTGCTTCACCAACGATTCAGACAGCTGCTGCCCCTCTTCACTCTCGACGGCCGACACAAACCGGGCGCCGTCCAGCCGGGCAATATCATTGTTTATGGCGCTGTCATTTTTCTTCTTTATGAAGGTGTCGCTGTTGGTCTGACGGCCATAGTCCCCAAACAAGTGCTGAACGGTATTGATAAAAGTTGATTTACCATTACGACCGTTCCCAAATAGAAAGAACATGACTTGTTCCGTGGTATCCCCGGTCAGTGAATAGCCAATTGCCTTTTGCATGAAATCAATAATTTCATAGTTTGGCGTGCCCTGGTCATCTATAAAAATACTTTCCAAGAAAGTTTTCCAGTTCGGGCAGTCGGCATCAGTTTGATAAGCGATAGGAGATATTTTCGTGAAAAGCAGATCCCGATCATGCGGCAGAAGTTCTCCTGTTTTTAGATCGATCACACCGTTATCGCAATTAAAAAGATATTTGTGGGAATCCAGTTCCTGCTTCCTCACTGAAACCATTGGCCGGACATCTAAAATTGTGTTCATCCGTATGTTGCGGCGCTCGCATTTTTTCGCCCAATCGTTCAGCTGCTTTTTTCGGAATTTGTCTTCTGTGGCCTTGGCCTCGCCGTATAATGCCCGTAATGTTTTCGCGGTGATGGCTTCAATTTTTCGTTTGCTGTCTTCTTCCCATCGCTTGCCGTTCCAGATCAGCCAGTCGAGCTCGTTACAGTATCGAATATTTTTCCCGTGGTAGTAGACAATTCGTTCCGCGTTGCCGAGCTCCGTCAAATGAAACACCGGCGGGGTGTCAATGATCTCTTCGGTATCCTCAACCTTTGAATTTTCCGGATGGGAAATGTACACTTCATACGGCTGTTCTTGCTGCTCTTCCATCAAATCAGAAATTGTTGTATGGGTAGAATAAACGGCCGCAGCAATGGTCATTTCTCCATATGTAGCGCCGTCGGATGAATGCTGCCGATCCCATTTCTCCCGGTACAAACCCGATTCACGAAACATTGAATCCATTTTTGCGGGATCCTTATCCGTCCAGAATGCCAGGTGATTACATAAAGCCATATCTGTGGCCGAGTGATCATCATTTATCAGATGACCGTTAAACAAATCCTGAATGCTCTTCCCGTTCTTGCTGTTGAACATCCTTTCCCATATCTCCTTATTGGAGAGATTGCTCATATCACGGGATGCAGCAGCGGGCGGGCTGGATGGTTGCTGTTCTTCTTTTTTGTCCTTCAAGTATTTTTCGAACAGCTCTTTGAGCTCGTCCGTTCGTTCTTCGACGGGCCCGATCCCGAGACTATTGCCGGTAAAGGTGAAATAACGGCCGTGGCGGTATACTTCCAGCCCAAGTTCAGGATTTTTCCTACCTGTGCCCGGCCCCCGCAATGGGATCTTACCTTTTGTGATAATGTGGACGCCCTTGCCGCTGGGTGAATATTCGGTGTAGCTGCCAATCGCCTGAACAATTTTCTCAGCGAACGGGGACAAGACACCATCCTCCACACAATGATCTATGTCTATGCCGATGAACGGATCATCTTTTGAAAACATGAAGCCGATCCCGTCATAATCTCGATCGTTATAAAATTTCAAAACGGTCGGGAACGTCGACCAGGTTCTTTTATTACTGGATTGAGCCATGCTGCCATCAATCTGGTAGGGCACTTTTGTTTTCTTACCGTCACGTTCTTCGGAACGCCATAAAATCCACTGAGGGGCGTTTTTTAGCTCTTGCGGTATATTCTTAAATTCGTACATGTGATAACTCCCCTTTAAAAACGAGGGAGCTATACACTCCCTCAAATGTGTTTTTTATGATCAAAACGGTACATCATCGTCACTGATATTAATTGGTTCGGTTTCCGGTGCTGGCGCTTCTGACGGCTTAAACGCTTTTACTTCCGGATATTTCTTGCCGTTATGCTCTCTTTCCCCGACAAGCAGGCGAACCGGTTTATTCAGAAACGCCTTGGCCCATTCGATATGATCCTTAAATTGCATTCCGTTTGGAAAACCCGCGGCCTTTGATGCTTGGTGAAATCTCCACATTGCATTTTCCGTAACGGTGAAATTGTCGTATAGAATTTTCTGGCCCTGGCATGGCTGTTCAACATCAGAACGAATTTCATAATCTACGACAAGGCGCTCATTTCCGGATGCAGCCGTTTTGGCTTCAAAGTTGATAACTGTCGCTTCGTATTCTCCTGGTTTAATCGGTTCAAAAGCTTCACCTTTGCTGTGGTCTACTGTAAACATTATTTTTCCTCCTTAGTCTTTAAAGCTTGTAATCTATCAAGTGCGGCAGATGCCAACTTAATAGTCCATTGATCAAGTTTTTTATTTGCTTTGATCTGAAATTCTTCAATCATCTGGGCGGCTGTTTCGTTGCCGGCGACGATTGTTTTAATTTCATCAATCAATCGAATCCGTTCGGCTTCTTCCTCTGCTTTCACGTCAATACCGAGCTCAAGCCATTGGTAAAGCTTGCGGCCGACTTCTGGATTGAGTTTAAAAGAAGAGCCTTCAAACATGCGGGTATTATCTTTGGAAGTTTCCGCCAAATGATCAATACCAATATTGAAATTGAGCATGAATTCATACTCCATTTCGTCTTTTTGCACAGGCTTGGTCCCGACCTTACGCGGCGCCATTTTCCCCTCACTGTTCGGCTCAACAACGTACTCAGTTTTGGTCCGAAGCGTCGCCAGAATGTGGACGTCATTTTGCGTTAACGTTTTTATTAATTTCGTAGTTTCGGGCGCAAGTTTACCCCAGTTTTGAAATGAGTTACCCTGCATTTCCCCATGTTTTTCAACGATGCCGCCTTCCCCCGCCCAATTGTGGGAAAGCGAGTCAATAATGACAACTTCGGCACCAGCAGCCTTAATTGCTTCAAGAGCCATTTGATACCGTTCTGTTGTGTAAGGCGGGATAAAATCGATGTGCTTAAAGCTTCCGATCCTTACATCATCAAATTGCAAGTTTGCATATAGTTTGGCTCGGCGGTGTTCAGTATCAACGACGCCTATCTTTGACCAAATTTCCTCGTCGCTTGCCTCCGGGTATGCTTCCCGCATCATTCCGTAAGCAACTAGCAGGGCGCCGGCAGTCTTTCCGGATCCACTCGGCCCGATAAAGCCGACAATTGCCTTTTCTTTTTCACGCTGTGCGTTTGTAACTTGAAACATCTATCACACCTCCACTTTGAAGCTTGTGGAGGCAGGTTCTATTTCTACCCCCGGAACAGCTTGTCCATTTTCATCAACGACAACCTTTTTGCCGTCCACCTCTTTGATGGACAGAGATTTTTTAAAGTCGCCCCATTTGACATCTTCTTTGATAAATTCAGTGAGTTCAGCTTCTTTGACATGCTTGAGAAGCTGGTCCTTATCGGCTGGTTTAGGTTGCTCTTTAATTGCGCGGCTTTTTGACTTGCCGTAAGGTGTGGAAAGTGTTTTTGCTTTCGGATCCTGCTCGAGCTGCTTTGAGTGATAAACGCTGACTAGGTTTTCAAAGAACTCCAGATTGTCCGCGACAGGTTTTAGCTCCTGGGTTTCCCATTCATCGATGCGCTGCCTTTCCGTTGCCGCCAGGGCCTTGATTTCTTTTTCCTGTGTCTTTAAAGCAGCTATTTTCCGAAACGCCCAATTTAGACTATTCATGTCCGTGATCTCAAACTGTGGACGGCTCTCCTGCTGCAGGCTATTATTTGAAATTTCGTTTAATTCGAATGCCTGTAAAGGATTCATATATATGGCCCTCCTGTTATTGATTTTGTAATAGACTCCATTTAAAATGATGTTGTGAGTTTTGTTTTTAGTCGCCTTTGCCGAGGCGGCTTTTTTGTTCATAAGCTGACGGATAAAATGCAACAACTTGAAGTTTACTGCTAATTTCAGTTACGTACCAAAAGCAATTATCATAGAAACGCTGATCAATTCTTGTGTTCAATTTTTCAGTTGCATCCTGCACTTTTTGAAGAGCTGCCTCTTCATTTTTACAGTGATAGTCAATGCCAATTCGCCCACCATTTTTTAATGCACTTTCAACAAGTTGCAATACTGAGTCAATCTGTTTTTGATCCATTTTCACCCTCTCTTTCTGCATCATTTTCGTCCTTCAAATATTCCAAAGGATAACCGTAACGGTTAATCTCAGTGATCATTGGGTGCTCGATATTCATTGATACACTCTCCTCACAGTTGAAACATTAATCCCTCTGCTTGCGAGATTGGACACTATTTCACGGAGCTGGACGACTTGTTCTGGATGTTCCATCCGTTGAAGGTCCTTGCAATTTGAAATGATTGTCGCCGAAATTTCTACACATCCTTCAAAATCATGTTCCTCGATCGCGGCAGGCAATTCCGAAATAAGATCTCGCGTTGAAATGAACAGCCTTTCCGCTTTTTCGCGATCAGCTTTTAGAAAATGATTTAGGTTCATGCTTGAATATCCTCCATTTCTTTAATTGTTTGGCTATCTCCCTGACTAAGTAGAGTTACATACTGAAAGCAATACTGTTTGATTTTTTTATCAGCAAACATAGCCGCCTTAACTTTTCCTTTAGCAAGTAGCTTGCTTTTGAATTGAGCGAAAAAACAGGCAAGCTCAAGAGCTTTCAAAGCTGTCATGCTTATCACCTCCTTTCAAGCACCTTTTGTTTTTAAGGTTTCTTTTTCCATTGCCTTTTCTTGTTGCTCCTTGGCTAGGATTCTTGGAATGCTTGTACGCATAAAAAATTCAGCCATTCTTCTTTTTGTTGATTCTGATAAAGGTTTCATCTAACCGACCCCTGCTGTTCTTTTGTCTTGTATTTCCGTCATTTTCAACAAATTTAAATCAAGATCAATACAAATAGCTAATGATGTAAGAGTTGAAGCGCCGGGAATATATCTCCCATTTTCAATGTCCGAAATATAACTTCTTGATAAGCCCGTTTGTTCAGCCAATTCAAGCTGTGTTAATTTCTTCTTGCATCTTTGGTTTTTAATCAAAGCCCCTAAAAGTTTTCGATCAAACATTTACTCACCTCCTTTGTTGATAATTAGATTGTATTGTATTCACGTCATTTTGTAAAAATCCAAATTCCTTTAAAACTAAGCATTTTGAAGGAATTTCAAGAAAGATACTTGTATTAACGTCATTTCACTCAATTTTACTCCATATTACTTGTATTTCCGTCATTAAACAACTTGTATCCCCGTCATTTCCAGTCTATAATTTATATATAAACGTCGGTATAACCGACACAGGAAGGAGGCTTTTACTTTGTCAGTAGGCCAAAGATTAAAGTATTGGAGAAAACAAAAAGGATATACACAAGCCCAATTAGCTGAAAAAGCAAACATGTCAAGGTCATATGTTGCAGACGTTGAACGTGATAGATATAACCCAAGTGTTGAAACCCTAAGCTCAATTGCTAAGGCTTTAAACATCCCTGTATCAAATCTTTTAGAAGATAATCAACGCCTTGTTTCTGAATCTCCAGAAGAATATCGAACATCGGAGAAAGATGAGAAAGACATTGCAAAACGGATGGAGCAAATAAAGAAAGATTTAAAAAATGCAGAGGGACTAAGTTTTTCAGGCGAGCCGATGTCCGATGAAGCTATTGAATCCCTTTTAGAGGCTATGGAATATGCCGTCCGACAAACCCAACGAATTAACAAAAAATACATCCCTAAAAAACATAGAAATAGTGACGATGACTAAACATAGAAACCTTTTTAGGGGGGCAATCACTGTGTGGATTAAAAGAAAAGTAAATGAACTTGTATGTAAGTATGGCTCAAATAACCCTTACGAACTTGCAGAGATGCTAAAAATACAGGTTATTCATCGAAATTTACATAAAGAGATAATGGGTTTTTATTTTTATGATCGTAGAAACAAATACATTTTTCTTAACTCAAATATGAACGAAATTCAAATGAATTTTGTTTGCGCGCACGAGGTAGGCCATGGGGTATTACATCCTAAAGCAAATACACCCTTTATGCGTGAAAAAACGCTTTTTTCGACTAATAAAATTGAAGCAGAGGCAAATATCTTCGCAGTCGAATTACTTATACCAGACAATTCACTCCATGAATATCGGAACATGAATTACTCTATATACGATATAGCTCGTATTCATGGAGTGCCTCCCGAGCTATGCAGTTTGAAAAAACTGTCCAATAAAGGGGGTGTTGAAAATGTGATCATGAAAAGAAAAATTTTTTAAGCTCGAAACCGAACGTATGTTTCTGGAGAGGTGGTTTTTATGACTGTAGGAATCTATATTAGGGTAAGCACAGAAGAACAAGCAAGAGAAGGATTTTCTATTTCAGCTCAACGAGAAAAACTGAAGGCATACTGCATATCACAAGATTGGCAAGACTATAAGTTTTATGTAGACGAGGGGAAATCAGCCAAAGACACGAATCGGCCTTACTTGAAATTAATGTTAGATCATATCCAACAAGGTTTAATTAATGTTGTTCTTGTTTATCGCCTTGATAGATTGACTCGCTCTGTAAAAGACCTTTATAAACTCCTTGATCTTTTTGATAAGAATAATTGTATCTTTAGATCAGCTACAGAAGTTTATGACACTGGCTCGGCGACCGGTCGTTTGTTTATAACACTTGTTGCTGCAATGGCCCAATGGGAACGTGAAAACCTGGGCGAGAGGGTTACGATGGGTCAAGTGGAAAAAGCTAGACAAGGACAGTATAGCGCCCCAGCTCCTTTTGGATTTAAAAAACAGGATGAAACATTAGTAAAGGACAAAAAACAAGGCTATATCCTAATGGATATGATTGACAAAGTTAAAAAAGGATGGTCCATAAGACAAATAGCTAAATATCTTGATCAATCATATTTGCCTATAAGAGGTTACAAGTGGCACATCGCAACAATATTATCTATTTTACACAACCCCGCTTTATATGGTGCTTTACGTTGGAAAGATGAGCTTAATGAAACAAGCCATGAAGGGTATTTGACAAAAGAAGAATTTGAGGAACTTCAAAATATATTATATTCTCGGCAAAATTTTAGAAAAAGACAGATAGAGTCTGCTCATATTTTTCAAATGAAATTAGTATGCCCTCAATGCGGAAACCGGCTTGGATGTGAGCGAAGTGTCTATTTCCGTAAAAAAGATCAGAAAAATGTAGAGTCGCTCCATTATCGCTGTCAATCATGCGCTTTAAATGAAAGACCAAGCATTTCAGTAAGTGAGAAAAAACTTGAGAAAGCACTACTTCTTTTTATGAAAAATGTGAAGTTTGATCTGGAGCCAGTAGTTAAAGAAGAAAAAAATGAAACAACAGAAATTCAAAACGCTATAGTTAAAATTGAAAGGCAGAGAGAAAAATTCCAAAAGGCTTGGGCGTCAGACTTGATGACGGATGAAGAATTTACTGCAAGGATGTCCGAAACTAGAAAGGCCCATGAAAATTTCACAAAAAGACTCTCTGAAATTCAACGAGCAACCCCTTTACCTATCGATATCAAAAAGGCTAAAAAATTGGTAAATGAATTTAAAATTAACTGGGCTTATCTGAATACTGAAGAAAAAAGGGAATTTGTTCAATCCTTTATTGAAAAGATTGAATTCACGAAAAAAGATCAAAATCCCCACATTCTTAATGTCTCTTTTTATTAG